ATCCTCATGTATATTATAATGTTCCACATCAGTTCTAAATATAAAACTATAGTCATTGCCTTTCTTATAAAATGAATATTTAGACCTCGAAGCTCCTGCATATTTATTTTTTATCTCTCCAGAACCTAATCTTGGTAATTTATGAAAATAAGTATATCTACCTTTAGCTCTTGCATTATTGATTCCAAAATCACCTTCTAAATCTAAATAAGTAAAATAGGTACCTGTTGCACCAGAAAATCTTCTTACATGCGCCATGTAAGAGCCTCTAGCCATTCCTGTTACAACAGGTACATTAGATGCGGCTTCGATCGCAAAATCTCCAGCCGCATCTCTGAAAGCCCATTCAACACTTTTCTCCAAATCAGCCTTAAATCTAGCATCATCGAATTGTATTGTTTTAAGAACTCTCATAAATTACCTGTAATACATTCTAACTCTTTCATTTCTTCGTATTCCCTAATATCTTCAAATCCTAGTAAAAAAGCTTTATGCCAATTACTATTATCATTAAAATTAGGTTTTATCTCAGGCGGTAACATCCCAAAGCGCTCACATGAGCGCCATATAAGATACTCTACTGTTCGGCCACTGAAGTAGACTTTTGATTTTCCGCCGCCTGAGCTAGGGCTAAAAAACGTTTCTTAGCCTCTTCTATACGTTCATCGCTTAATCCATTTACTTCCATAATAGACTCTACGATACGATTTATTTCAAAAGAAGTGAGACCTGCATTTTTGAAATCATCCTCATAATTTTTATATGTATCTGGACTATTTATATCTACAGTATCCCATTCCAAACTATCGGTTGCTTCAAGAGATTTTACGATCATATAATCTATACGCTTAGTACCGTACTCCATTAGCTCTTTTTGGAATTTTGGATCATTTACTTGTGGCGTAGCTATGTTATTCCCTTTTAAAAGAACCATAGGAGGTGCAGGACGTGGGCATAGAGTATTAAATTCTTCCATATCTACTACTGCTTCTGCTTTAAGAATAATGTCCTCATCACCTCTAGGTATAGGTATAATTACAGGTTTCGGACCGTCCAATATTTTGCCATTAATTTTCATTGTTAATTCCTCTGCTAAGGACAGCCCCTAGAAATTCTAGGGGCTTATTATTTATTTATTACGACTGTGGAACACGAGTGACTACTGCATCTGTAACATTACATTTACCAGACACTGAGATCTGACCTGCACTTATATCATAAGCCAATTCTTCATATCTGAAGTCTGGCAGTAGAATAAGTTCATTCTCTGTGCCATCTGCACAGTCAGCATTGATAAGAATCTCAATGTCAAGTGCATAAGGTTCACATTGGTCAGAAGATGACGATACCCAAGAAGAAGCTTCGCCTCTTTTCTTGAGTGCATCAACAGGCGTGGGAGGATTTCCAGAGGAAGCTTTGAGCCATTCCCACGAAAATTCCAAACTTACGTCTACAGGTGCTTGATCATCGTTTCTTACTGTATCAAGATTACCTTTATCCAATTCATATTTACGAGCTAGATGCTCAGTAAATGTCACATTGCCGTCACCAACTTTTATTTCAAGCTCGTGAGAAGCACCATCTTTCAACTTGATAGTTGCTTGTTTAATATCTACTTTCATGATATTTATTCCTTATGTTAATACCATTTGATAACTACCTTCTACTTCTGAATATCTAATACCTTTTGTCTCCTTATTAAGACCAGAATGTGTAACGATTATACTATCCCTACCAGTTCCCTTAAGGTATAAACAACCTAGTAATGTTCCATCATCTTCTACCTCTGTACCAAGTTTGAAAACTTTAATATTTGGAGTAAAAGCTTCTAGTACAATACCAGAATTCTTTAAATACCTATAAGCATCCCTGTCATTTATAGTAGAACCTACTAGTATATTGATCACAACATCTATTGTCCAATAATCTCTACTACTTTCAACACAATAAGGTCCGTCAATTCTTACTTCAGAATAGTCAGTATACTTATTAGTATCCCTATGTTGACCTTCAACAAACATTGGTAATGATTGTCTTAGATCTATAAAATGTTTAGCTATTGAAGCAAAACACCACTTTGGAAGACTCTTTGTCATACTGAATCTCCTAACATTATAGTATTAGATGCTTTCGTATCGATTCTAGCATCAGGTTCAGAACCTACCACATGCTCTAAGGTTAATATGTAACCAAGACCAAGCTCATATTTATCTAACTTGTGTATTTGATAACGCTCATTAGCTATAATTATTTTATCGTTGATTTCTTCATCTGTTTCAATGATGTTCCAATCTCTTGGGATATCTCTGATATCAATAATTAAAGTTCTTTTGTCGCCATCAAAATAACCACCATAGTTAAAAGGTGTTGCAGATACACCTGCTGATAGACGTGCTTTTTCCCGTGGCAATAATATACCACGACGTATTTTAGCTACGTCCCAATCAACAGATTTGGCACCAGTTTCAACATCAAACGTTGAAGCTAAATACTTGTACCATTCCACTGCAACTCCCCACCTCTTTTTTAAGAGGTAGAGAGCTTGCTTAACTACACATTTACCTTGAGTATGCATGTGATTATCCCAACATTACCAACGCACGATTTATATCGAGAGGAGTAATACCGCAAAGCATATCAACAGTAACAAGTGTGCCTTGTTTTGTTCCGTCATAAGTTGCAACAACTCTCAGAGACAAACCAAGTTGCTCATCACTTATTACTGCACCGTCAGCCAAATTGGATGAAGGCATTGCAAGAGGACGGGTTACCAATGCTAGAGCTTCTGGCGTAACACCGAAGTTATAAGAACCTGCGGGTCCCAAGAACATAGGATCATTATCAACCATTGCACCTTTGAGAGGTACATTAGTTAGTACATCACACTCAGAACCAGTATCATTATAGATTTCAGAGATAGTATAGACATTGCTATATTTATCTGTGATTATTTGACCGATCTGAGGAGACTTAGTATACCCATCTATGTGTATCTCTTTAACATACCCATTAACATACCCTGCTGCATTATCAATAGCAACTGGCGTATAGATCGTAACAACAGCATTATCAACTACTGCATTACGTAATGCAGGAGCTATAGTAATCTGTGTAGGTGTAGCTCCACCGACAGATGCTGTGACTCTATACGGATACATTGATCCCTCAATAGTTACATACGTACCATTAACAATAGCACCAGTAATACCATCAACATTTATTGCAGTAGCACCTTTTCCATACCCTGCAGCTGCATTTACTGCACCAGTACGTTTTTGGGTATCTTCTGCATTTACGTAGGGTATATTTTGCCCCATGACAAAATTGGCACCATATTTACGACCAATAGAAGCTTCACGCATAGCAGTACCATCATCACCAACTTGATTTGCGTTAGTGAATTGAGGTACATTTAGAATCGTAGCTTCTGTTGCAGTATCTACAAGCATATAGCGAGATCCCATTACCATCTTTTTGTCGTTCATCATTTTACGAGCTTGCAAAATAGTGGGAACAGCATTAGTGGCATCAAAACCACCTAGTTGACCAACAGCATTCTGCAAAAACCACGGAGACGCCCCTGTGATTATGCGATCCATACCACTAGATATTGCCAATGTAGCAGGTCTAAGGTACTTGTTAAATAGATTAGCCCTTGACAATGACATCTCAGAATCTTTTATCATAAAAGATGTATGAAGATGCTGATTCATAGGAACAGGAATATTATCAGCTTCAGCATTTTGAACATATACTGAATCATTTGCTCCTTTACGACGCATTTCAAAATGCTTTACTTTGCTAACATTAACTACATCACCGAAATCTGCGATTTCATTCTCATAGTCACGTGTTACAGCAAAACCACCTACCATATTTTCTGACAACAGACTGATACCTTCCAATGCCCATACTTCTGGGATAAAAGCAGCTACATCATTGTCATAAACTGGTACAAACAATTTCTTTGCATAAGATTTCATATCTTACCGTCCTTTTTTAGTTGTTCACGTTGCGCTTTATATTCCGCAACAGTCATATTTTTAAAATCAAGATTCTTACTAGAACCTTTTCCATTATTACTACCGAGACCTTTATTAACATTAGATGAAAATAGATTACCATATTTCTCTGGAAGCTCAGACATTCTTTTAAGTACTTCTGTTGGCTTAAGTTGTAAAGTAATTTCTTTACCGTCTTTATCAACATCTTGAAATGGGATGTTAACATCAAAAGTACCAGTTAAATTGCCGTCACTATCTTTAATCTCAGTTAAAACTGCTTTAGGCTTGAACATGTCTACAATTTGATGAGGGCTAAAAGCCTTATTCTCAACTGCAGCATCCATTATGCCTCTTGCAATAGTACTGGATTCAAAGCGTTTGCGCCAAGTCTCTGATTCATTTTTAACAGTATCGATTTCTTTTGTCAACTTATCTTCAAGCTTTTTCTTTTCTCTAGCAGAAAGTTCTTCTTTAGTCATAGATTGAGTTTTTAATTCCTCTATCTGTTCTTGTAAAGTATCACGTTCCTGTTTAGTCATACTAGTTGTAGACTGCAATGCCTCAAGCTGACCTAAGAGCTTTTTATTTCTCTCTTTATCATCTAACCTTGATTTCGCAATCATAGTATTAACTTGTTCTTGTGTAAATGTATCCCCTGCAGGCTTAGGGTCGCCTGCAGGTGCAGGTGCAGGTGCAGGTGCAGGTGCAGGTGCAGGTGCAGGTGCAGGTGCAGGTGCAGGTGCAGGTGCAGGTGCATCATACACTGGCTTGAAGTTCTTTACCTTGAAGTAGCTAAAAGCTGCTTCCCTCTGCGATTTCTTTCTCATCTTATGTCTCCTCTTCGCCTAGATTAAACCCTATCAATGGAAACCTTTTGAGTATCACGAAGATACGGTACTAACAGTTGCCAAGCAATTGCACTTGGTATCCCTGCTACTACATACTCTTGGGCTATTTTCCCATTATAGGTAGTCGACACATTGTCGAATCTTGCACTAATAACACGGATATCATCTATCTCAGCGCTACTATTAATGCCTTCTAATAGTGATATTGTAATCTCACAGCAAGCATTATTGATTGCTGTAGGGATTATAGCATCACCACCTCTTGGAAACTGTAACTCCTGACTTTCATCAGTTTTATCCCCAATAAAATTAAGCCTATCTATCGCTTTAGTAGCCATAGCTAATGCTTTAGTCTTATCAGTATCATCAGCATAGTCCCAAGCATCTGTATCAAGACGTTCGTTAAAATACTGTTGAGCTTCTATTATTGTCAAATAATTCATTTTATCCTCTCGATCTTAGAATCAAGATGTTTATATATTTCAGTAATCTTACTATTAAGACTTTTCACTCTATCTTTTAATGTATCTATTTCAACTGTATGTATTATAGTTCTTTCAACTAAATAAGCTGATAATGCTATAAGTGCAGACATTAAAAGTGGCAGTACATTTTCTTTTATAAATTGAGCCATTTTATTTCCCAAGTAATTTCAGTGCTTTTTCCATTTCTTCTTTATTATTTACAGCTATAATAGTAGTAGAAGTATTAGAACCACCTATGAATCCAAGAATTTTAGGATTATTTACTTCCCTATGATATATATAAGATTTACCTTTCTCACCTATAGGTGTACTACTGTATACTCCACTTGCTATTATTACCCTACCAGTAGGTGTATGTGTGACATCATTAGCAGGTGTGACTTCTGCTATGAAAACATTAGCATTTGCAGTTATAGCTTTATTTTTAAGTCCTTTAGCTAATAACTGATTTGTTTTACATCCAGATGCTAAGATCAAAAAACAAAATAGTAATAATTTTTTCATTTTAAATGCTCCACTAAATCTTTGAGTCTAAAAACTATCCCAGATAGTAACAATATAACCAACCCTAAAACTATAGTAGATATTATAACTGCGGTAATACCTTTCTTACCGCTCTTGTATAATTGAGATATAGCTTTAATGCCTTCTATCGTATCATCATCAAAGATAGGACATGTTTTATGTTCAGACGTAGCTAGAGCTTCTTTAAATGCTTGCTTCATATCCTCTTTATCTTTGATAGTCATTATTCAAAGTCTCCTATAGCTAACTTACCTTTCCAAAGTTGTTCAGATATTATTACTAATTTTATCCCAGAAGCTATAACTCTATCAAAATGTTCTAAAGTATGTTCACCTTCAATAACAGGTGTAATGGCTTCAGCCTGCTCTAAAAGTACATCTATATCACCATCTTCAATAACCCTGTAACTATTTCCTCCAGGTATAAATTCAAAATCATCTACGAGTATTTTATATGCATCTACTTTTACTTTAAAAGTATTAGATTTATTACGTTCGTACCTATACCTAAATTCTACTCTGTAAGTCTCCAAAGTATGTAGATTTGTTTCTACTTCTTTTGTTGTTCTTAATTTTAACATGGTTAATTCCTTTATTTAATAAATTCAAATCTAGACCCACTCGAATCAATTTGCAAATGAGGGTCAAATCCTTTAAATGTAACATTACCGACTACAGGATCATTACCTGCAAAAAGACCAGAAGCATTATTAGAATCTCTAGTGAGTTCTATATCTAAATAATCGCTTACATTTAATGATTCTGATACTAATTCTATAGGGACAGCTATATGATGAATCTGCAATAATCTTGTATTATTGTATGTAAACGACGCTTGATCAATCGCAACCTCAACCCATGGACCTAAGTCATGTCCGTTCCTCCAAAATCTATATCGAATCCACCAATTAGGCACATTAGGCTGACTAGCTTCCTGTACCCAATGAATATGAGGATTGCATTTGCCATTCAACTTAAATCTGTGGTATATTTGATACCCGTAGTAAATTTTATGATTTGCATTAGTTATTAACGTTGAGTCAGCTACTTTTTGTCCTATGTAAACATAATCTGGATCAAGCTTACCAGAAGAGTTATCCAAATTTTTACCCATAACAGGTTGAATAATATCATCCCATACATAGTTATCTTGATTATTAGTTGGTGCTAATGTATTTGTTTTCACTATCTGCTCTCCCATGTTAGTTCATCACTATTGTATATTAATCTAATATTATCCTTGGCATTATTGATTATCAAATCAGTTATACCATCAATAGACCCTTTTATAGTGATCACATAATCAAGATTGACTGCGTATATTTCCACCTCCTGCCCGTCAACAGGCGACACAGGAAGCGTAACATCGGTAACAGCTATAGGTTTCACACTTATTAAATGGTGCCCGTTATCGAGACTTATTGACCCAGTAACAGTTGTCCGACTTCTGGCGATTCCACTGTACGTTTCTATTCGCTCGTCACCAACTCTAAAGTACGCTTTATCATTTACTCCCCAGTACATAGCGTAATCGCTAGACTGCGTAACACCAGATACATAAGGCTCCGATATAGGTGTAATACCATCAAACTTATTCATAAACCCAGTACCAGCATAAGACGATCCGCAAATACGAATTTTCAAGCCGTGGGATGGTCCCATGTCATTGTTTATACGAGCCTCAGCCATATTACCCGCAGATTTCTGCTCAATCTCAACCAATGGCAGATAATAAGAACTTATCTGAAATTTAGTGTCATTCTCAACATTCATCAAAGCGTACGTGCCGTCAAGGTCGGGTTCATATCTATCTCGCTCAGCACCAGAAGCTATAAGTTCATAGTGCTTAGTAAGCTTCTTCGTGTTGTCGGTGTTATCTCGGTAGGTAGCATTGAAGATGCAGGATTGATATGGCACGCTCCCATACGCGTACACCCTGTTCGTGTAATCCATTTCAGCGCAACCCTGAAAACCATTCCAACACCCTTCCACCGTGTTTGCTGAAACAACATGTGCGTTAAACACGCCAGTACCACAATTCATCACCACGTTGCCTATAACGTTATACGAAAATTTATCCAGATAATAGAAATAATTTGTTTTACACCCAAAGACGTTTTTACACTCATATGTCAATGATCCGCGTCCGTATATGCCGACAGAAGATGCGTTTTCACCTTGACAACGCAACACATCGCAATATCTAAATCCATATGAGCTCGCATTCAACATGTCTTTTATTAATATATTTTTAACAACAGTTTGACGGTCAAAATATGGATCACGTGTGCCTTGAATAGCCGCATACGCCCCTGTTCCGAAATTTTTGATGGTGAAATTCTCAACCTCGCAATCATCACTCGGAATTACCATAAAATTTTGAATCAGGCCATTAGTGGCGCAATCAGCGTCAATTACCGTTCCCGCCATGCTACTACCACTTATCCGCTTGACGTTGGCGTGGACGTTGAGTGGCGTAGGTTCGTTATCTGTGCAGAGGTAATTTCCTTTAAATGCTACGTAAGTATATAGTCCAGATTCCAAAGCGATTACAAGATCATTCCAAATACCACTAATAACAACTTTGTCTGGTATAGCAGGTTGAGGTGGAGTCGGGCTACTACCGTCATCTTCGGTTCTTAGTGCACCTCCAAATAGTATAGGATCATATGTTGTTTTCATTACTTATACTCCAATGTTGCTCTATCACTAGCAATATTATCAAATAAGCCATCCCCATCTGCCCATTCAATAGTAGTAATGCTTCCAGATATAGTAATACGTTGTATTTGCCAAACAGAAGCAACTTCATTTGAACCGCAAGCTGCTTTACATATATATTGTTTATTAGGATCTGTATTATCTACAATTTGTTTAAGCACATCTGGCTCGATTATAGAAACTACTCTATTACGTAGTTGACTATCTAATTGTTGAAGATTTTCATCATCATATGGTCTTGGTCTTGGCATTTGAATCTCCTTTAACGGGTTTGCCCATCTTTTGAATTTTAGATTGATCGGGATTTGTTATTGCATCTGGTACACCGCTCGCTGATATATCAGCAGGTGTTTGTGCGGCTTGAATTCTTGCTAGTCTATTAGCATGATCGATTGCAGCATCTTTAGCTTCTCCTTCTGGGTACCCTAATAATTCTGATGCAGTTCTATCGCTTACAAGACCTGCTTCTTTAGAAGCTAGTATAGTTTTAGGATCTGATATTATAATATCGGCACTGTCTACTTCTTTCTTTATAATATCCATTTTACTTAAACTGATCTTATGCCCTATAGTTAAATCAGCTACAGATTTAGCTAACTCTTTTTGGTAAGTTTTAGAGGGTACAAAAGTTATAAAATCTGTTAATGTCTTAGCTTCTTTATTTCTTGTCTCATCTGTCTTTAACTGATAATGTTCTGGGTATCTGATTATAGCATCATTTTTAATATTTTCATATAGGTGCCAGTAATCTGCGATTTTTCTTTCTGCAGTTTCAAGTACTAAGCCTATATTGGCTAAGCCTGCTTCTAGTCCTTCGTTTTCTATGCTTCTACTTTCTGCTGAAACCATTTTAGCTTTTATACCTGCAAGTGAAAGATTGACAAGTTCTCTAACTTCTTCTTTCATCTTATCCTGTTTTTCCATCGAAACTTTCAATGGATCTGGAGATGGATTTATGAATGCAGGTCTTTCAGTATTTATGGGATATTTTCTACCTTTACGTAGTCCTGTTTCAATTTCTGCTTTATCTCCAGTTGTAGCAGTTGTACCATCAGTAGACTGTTGCAAATGCTGTCTTAATGCAACTTTAGGATCATACTGTTCAGTATAGAACGGGTAATTAGATTTCCAAGCATAGTAAACATCTGATGATGCAAGATTAAGGTGTGCGATTTGGTAATTAGCTACATCTGCAAGTAAGCTATTACTTATTTTTAACATTACGAAAGGTATCTTATCGATTCCGAGATCAGTACTTGTTTTAGTTCCATCATTTTTGTAAGTATCTACGCGTACTTTTCCGTCAACTAAACTGAAGTACCTGTATTCTATAGTTTCTGATACTGGTAATCCAAACTCTTTATCCTCTTTATAAACATGCGCACGTAAGAGTAAAGCTGTAAATTCATAATTATCGTCATATGACCAGTTAAGTATATCTTCAGCTTTATAGGTATACATATATGGATGTTTGTTTCCAACATCAGCTAATGTATCTCCAAGTTCATTTGGCATATCAATATACACCCCTACTTCTGACATAGTTAGTAATTCACCAAGTACTTCTTGCCCTATGAAAGCATCCATAGTAGAACCTTTGAGGTCTACTCCGCCTATTTCTCCAACCATAGAATTAGAATACGAATTTGATCCTCCCATCCTAACAGTATCAGAAGCCCTCTGGAAAATTGCATTTTTTATATCAATAATAGATGTCTTTGCAAAAGCAGGTACATAAGTTATGCTTTTTCTGATTCTGAAATCTGTAGTATCTTCTCTCTTAGAGAATTTTTTCAGGTATGCATTTAAGAAAGCGTCCCCACCTTCAAAAGTAAGTCGCCATTTAGACCACTTACTTAACATACTATTATAAGTCGGATGTTTTAATGCGTTAATTTTCATATTAGTAATTATCGATGTCACCATTAGCATTTACTGCTACACAGGATAATGCAATTTCTGCATAATTCCTTGCATGCCCATAATGATCGTCTTTACCTCCATTTATATAATGTGCCACAGGATTACCGTCTGCATCCTTTTCATATACCTTAACTTGTGCCTTAATATGATCTTTATACTCAAGTTGAGTATTTATAGGAAGACTTATTCTTTTCTTCTCAGACGTAAAACGTCCAAGTGATAAGTCTAACCAACTAGTTCTATCTACTGTAACAGTTGGCATTTCTATGCCTTTATTTATGGACTTGCCTTTTTGGGCATTACCATAAAAACACATTGATGCCATACCCCACATTCTGTTACAAAATTCTTGAGCTTTTCGACGTTCTGGATTTGCATCAATAACACAATGAAGTACATTGTACTCTTTCATTAATATATCTAGCTCTTCAAAATCAACTACTTTACCTATGTAAATAACTTTAGGCTCTGCACTATCGTGTATATCTGTTCCATATTTATCCAAGTGCCATTCGTCAATTTCAACATGTAACCATGTTCCTACGTCTACCCCCATTGTAACTATTTTATCCTTATTAGGACGTATCTTATTCTCATAGCCTTTAATAACGGCTTTGATGTCAGAATCTTCTACTTTAGCTCCATCTACTAAGTGCGCTTTACCACATTTCTGATTATGAAATTCCTGTTCATCAGCAGGGTTTGTTAAGCTCTTTAAATAAGCTAAAGCAAATCTCCATGGTTCTAAAGTATGAGAATATAATTGGTTAATATAGAAACCTCTAATATCGTCATTTTTAGTCTCTGGAACCCAGTCTGTTTTTAACCAATCTAATTTAGTCTCATGTACTAATTTAGTTTTACATTTATTGCAAACTAAATGAGTATCCTTGATCCTGGGATCATTTTTATCTTCCGCTGTAATGACTAAATTGTCTGGAAAATCCAGTTCAATATGTCTACTACAATGTGGACACTTAAAGAAACTATGTTCTTTAGATGAATCAATATAATAGCTGTCAATGCCAAGTTCTGGAACAGTAGGAGTACTTATTAACCAGTTTTGTTTTTCTATCTGGCCACTCATACGTTCCCAAATCATAGGTATGTTATTTAATACCATACGATCAACTTCATCAAGAGCTATCTTACCCACCGGTACTGAAATTAATTTATTCTGACTACGTGATCCACGAATATAAAGTGTAGCATTTCCTGCTCTCTTTAATTTCGTATTCTTAACATTAGAAAACATATTATTAAGATGTTTGCTGTTCTCTAATGCTGGGTCAAAACGTGTTGCACTAAAGTCTCCTGCGTTATCGTCTGTAGGAAGAACATATAGCACGCTCTCTCTATTTATATCAATATTAAAAAATGTCCAATTTAATAGTACTTCAGTAAAGCCCATCTGGGCTGCCTTTTTGCCGATGTTCATATCGGCTTTACTATCGTGCATATCTTTGAGCCACGGAAAATGTGTAAAACGCCAAGGACCAGGAAACGGCTTACCCATCATTCTATATTTTTCTGCCCACTTTGAGCAACTAGTTAATGACTTTCTTGCTAATCCTGCAGATATCCGTTCTGTAAACATATTAGCAATATTCATATCTACCTTACTCTTCTTCGTCATCTATATCAAAAGTATTCTTTGTAAATACTTCTGCTATATCTGCTGATATTTTTTCTACGATTACAGGATCAGAAATATTATTTGTTATGATATCTATTATCTGTTCTGCTATATTCATTACTTGTGCTTTATCTAACATAATACCAGTACGCTCTTCAAGTTTCTGGCATGACGTAACAACTCTTTCGATTTTCATAATCATCTCTGACATAGCACCTGATTGTAAAATCAATTCGTTGTCATTAGTTATAGCATTAAAGCGTTCCTCAAGCAATATCCTTAAAATGGCTATTTCGTCTCTGAGACTTTTTATACCGCTACTATTTCCCAATTCAATAAGGCGTGCCTTGTTACGTGTAAGGCGGTAATTTCGCAATTCTGATTTTGCTTTAGCTTGAAGTATTTTATTACCTCCATGAACCAAGCAAAAATTTCCACCTTCTACCGATACATTTATACATTGTCCTTTACCCTGTATAATATGATTACAGCGTCTGGGGTCGTCCTCGCGGGAAATTCTTTTAATTATTGTCGAATCCTGCATGATGTTATAATCCTCTTTAACACAAAAATTGACAATCCTTGTGTAAACAAACTAATACTCTCTATATACTATACGGCATACGAACGCAGAATGTTACCTTATTTACGAAAAATTTTAATATTTCTTTAACATGTTATTTGGCGAATTTTGTGTTAATGTCTTTAGATGGTATTCTTTAGATGGTATTCTTTAGACATTATTATTTAGATGGTATTCTTTAGATGGTATTCTTTAGATGGTATTCTTTAGATGGTATTCTTTAGATGGTATTCTTTAGATGGTATTCTTTAGATGGTATTCTTTAGATGGTATGGATTACGTAATCTATACTTTGTGTAATCTATACTTTGAATAAAATATCTGCGTACGTGTTGGTGGGGAGCCTGCGCCACTTTGTCACTACATTTTAACTCGTTTGAGACAATTTTACCCACCAGGGCTTGTGACATAATGTCACACCCGTTTAATTGCGCTATAACGCGCTTCTAAGCAATATTGTATAAAAGCTATATCGGTATATGATATTTTCACTATCGAGCTGTAAAGGGTGTTACAACGATACAGAAAAAAGTTTGATAAAACTTTTATAAACACGCTTGCACTCTGTACTTTCTATACTATACTATAGGACCGCGAACAACGGTGCTCTTTGAAATGTACCGCGACTCTGTAAGGTTAAAACGTCACTTATAGACAAGCCATGAAAGCAAGTAAGGCGCAAGCCATACTTGAAAGGATTTTGATTTTAATTAAATGATTTTATAGTCAATTCCCGCAAAGGAAAAACTATGAAAAACATGACAATTAAAACTATCGTTACAGCTTGGAATAAAGCTGTAGAAGTCGCAAAGAAAGCTGTCACTAATAGTGATGCGAAAACAAAAACTGAATGCGTAGATAGTCTCAAAGCTATCGAGTCGCTAGAACCTAAGTTTTCGAGTGAAGTGATTTTTGTTGCGCCTTCAGAATTGAAGCGCAACCCGCGCAACCCGCGGGAGAGTTACGACTATTCGCACATTGATATATCTTGCGGATATATAAGAGAGGCGCTTATAGTCAAGACAGACGGTACAGTAGTTCGCGGGCATTTACGCCGTGAATGCGCTATTGCGAACGGAATAAAAGCCATTCCCGTGATAGTGCGTGAGTTCAATACAGAACTCGACGAACTCAACGTATTGAACGATCACGGAACGAGCAAGCCTCTTTCTAAGTACGAGGTCTATAAAAGCGCTTGCGCTTTCTTTGAACTCGGAGTAGGTGAGAGCGCGACTGTTCGCGCAATAGCGCCCGCACTCGAACAGGCTTTTGGAAGTGCTATCATTGATAGCACAAACGAGAATAAGAATACACGGGATAAGGCTGTTAAGTCTAAGTTTCGTGGGACTATTCAAACTATGTTTGAATGCTTTCAATTACCGTCAAGTATTAGTGATAAGTACACCGCGCTTTGGCGCGGTGAAGTGAACGAGCTAAAAGCTTCCGACATTAAAAAACTTGCAAAGGAATTGAAAGCTAAAAGAGCGAAGGACGTAGTCAATTACGACGCGTCGCAAGATAGCGAACTAGTTGAACAGTCAGAGGCACTTGTATCTGTAAATAATAGTGTCGTTAAAGAAGTCAAGGTTAAAGCCTTGACGCGTGACGAAATGCTCAAATTGATCCCGCTCGTTAGCGATAAAGCGCATAAGGCGCTTTTAGCGGTATGCGCGGGCGATATGAGCTTCGCAAGTTTCAAAAAGTCAATAGCGTGAATGCGCTATTGATAATTACGGCGCTAGTAATTCTACTAGCGTTTCTTGGTAAAGTATAACAACAAACCGCGGGAATTGACTATAAAATCATTTGCTAAAATTAAAATACCATCCAAGGAGGAATAATTATGAAATCATACTATGTAGGTGCTTTCTGTACGGGCTTGAGTATTGCGGACGCATCCGCGATATTAAAGCGTATTAAGCAAATTAACGGCAATTCTAAGTTAAGCTTAGAATATATTCAAGGTAGAATAGATTACCACGAAAAACGCAAAGCAGTCACGGGAAGCTGCTACGCATGTTGGGATGAATACGACAAGCGTAGGGATGCGCTTGTATTCACGACTTAACTTAACTTAACTGGATGGTATTTTTAAGCGGGACATTATGTCCCGCTTTTTTTATACCTATGTGTGACAAAATGTCTCACTTTGGTATCGAAGTGGGACATAATGTCACACTGTGACAAAATGTCTCAAAAATAAACCTTTTTTAGGCGTTTTTACTACTAGCGAAAAAAGTATGGGGTTGCCTTCATTTCCAGGATCTTATAATCGTATTTTATGGGAAGAGCATTTTACAGCGCCCCAGAAATTTATGGGAAGAGCATTTTACAGCGCCCCAGAAATTTATGGGAAGAGCATTTTACAGCGCCCCAGAAATTTATGGGAAGATGAATGTACTAGAAAAAGATTCTATAATCCATTATTAACACAATTATTGCCAATTAACATGTTAATGGACAATCCTTGTGATAACAAACTTAACTTACAACAAACTACTTACC